CTAGACCTTCACAGACCTGCGGGGTGAGTTGATATGTTCTCGACGTGCGGGTGTCAGGTGAAAGTCCTCCTAGGGGTTCTTGCCTGCACCCGCACGTTGATTTTCTGGTTGAGATCGTCACGTTGCCAGATTGATCTGACTAACCTATCTGGTGTTGACCACTATAATCTGTCTAACTAGAATCCGAATCGCCTGCATTATGGTTTTTGGTTAGATTTGATCTTTGACTGACTCGATTGCTTCCGCTATTTGCTTGCTCTACTTGCGACTTTGGGTTCTAAGCCAAAAGCAGTTGAGGTTTGCGCTTTTTGCTCTCGCCCTTTGATTTCGCCTCCAGGGCGGCGGCGGCGCCGCTACTCACGATTTTAGGCCCAAAGCCATCGGGTCTCCGAGAAGTAGAGTATAGAGAAGTGATTCTCTATACTTTCTACCAGACAATCCCGATCGCTTTTGTGCACTACTGGTTCTTAGGCCGGCCTAAGTCGAACAGACGTTCGGTCCCCATTTTTACGTACTCAGTTCCACCAGAATGACGTACTCAGAATACGTCAAAATGTGGTACAGAAAATGGTCAGAACTGTCGATAATACCGTATCTGAGTAAACGACGGAAATGGAGTTGGTTGTGTACGCAATCATCCTGTTCGGTGAGTTTCGGTCGCGTCGACTGAGTATTTTCGACGCGGAAATGTTGGCGTTGTCACTTCTGCATACGTTCGGTGACGTCACCGTGAAACTCGATATTGTCGATTCTGACAACATGGTGGTCGACACGCGGTATCGGACCGTTGAAGATTACAACGATTTTGGTGCGTAATCATTGACGTCTGAAATGATTGTGAGCGGCAACGGTCTCAGTATCGTTGTCGCTCACGACAACACTAGTAGTAGTGCACAAAAGCGATCGCTTATGGTTCCGCACCCAAGTGGTATGACTTTCAGATTGCAACTCAGCGTAAGGAAGCACACAATCGCAGCAGCACCGCCTCAAACGCGTTCTAAGCGGTTTGACCCCCTCAGCACCACTATCCCCTGGAAAAACATTCTTACGAGTTTTGCCCCAGTTCAAGGGGTTTGTGACGGTTTCTCAGGCGGCGGTGTCAAATGTAAAGATTTTTCCGAACAGACGTTCGGTTCTCAGGTCCGAAATGAGCGAACAGATGTTCGGTCCCCATTTTGACGTACCCAATATCCCACAAAATGGGGATACAGCGAAGTGGTGCCTTCGACGATAATATGAGCATGACGCCGACGACAACGACTCACCTGCGCATCCCGCGCAACGTCGCGTCACACAAGGAGGTGCCTCACATGGCACGCATTACCCAGAACGGCCTCGACACCATGCTCGTCGCGCTCAACGGCGGCGAGAAGATCGAGGACATCCCGACCTTCGAGCACGAGGTCAACGGCGTCACGTACACGTCGCCGGTCATCATCAGGTGCGCGCAGTCGGGTCGGTTCAACCCTGTGGCCAAGGTCGAGGGTGGCGCGTACGTCGAGGACGTCACGTACGTTGGGCGCGACCGCACGTCCAAGAACGGGTTCTACCGGATCGACAAGCAGGCCGACAAGGAGAATCAGTCGGCGTGGCGTGCGAAGCGCGCGGCGGCGCTCGAGGCGGCGAAGGAGGCGGGTGTTGTCGATGAGGACAACAACGTCATCGAGTCGCCCGAGGTCGAGGTCGAGGTTGAGGCCGCACCCGCGCCTCGCAAGCGCACCCGCAAGCAGTCGGCGGCGTAATCACGCCTGACAACGAGGCGCGCACGGTCACGACGACGTGCGCGCCTCACGCGTTTTCAGAAAGGAAAACAGCACAATGAAACCTAAGATTGTCAAAACTGACAACACACCACGTCTCAGGTACGTTTGGGTCGTCACGTGCCTCAACGAGGACGTCGGGTATCACGCTGAGCGCGTGGTCGTCTCGAACCCGTCTAAGGCCCAAGAAATCGCGTCCGCGCACGTTGACAAGGTATGCGACCGCACGTTCGGAAAAGGCCGCCGATTTGAGACGATCGGACGCGTACGTTGGACGCATGAGGAAACCGACCTCACGCGTCGGCACATTGCGTTTCAGGTCACGTTCAACGACGAGGTAATCGCGCACGCCGAGCGCGAGGAGGTGCGATAATGAGGAGCACGCGTCAAACGCCCGCTAACGGGTCAGAAAACCGGGGTGAATGCCATCGCCCCCGCTCGACGTTCCTTCCCGCGAGCGTCGCGCTCACACCGCGCAAAATCGGAGTCACGTTGCTCGCACTGATCGCATTGTGCGCGGCATGCGGGGGTTCGTCTCAGGCCCGGGATTTGACGCCCAATCAGGCGGCGTGTTCTCGGGTGTCGTTGTCACATCCGAAAACGCCCGATTCCGAGGCATGCTCGAAGGCGCTCGCTCACGCGTTGCGACGTGCGACGGGTTCAGGCGCACTCATGTGTTGGGTATCAGGTAAGGCGGTTGATTGCGTACCTCGTTATCACGTTGATAGGTGGCAGGTACGTATGACGATACGTAACAATGGTAAGGCGTGGTATATACCAGGCGTTATGTATCCCAAGGCGGGTACGTTTCATAAGGCGCCGTTGTCAGGCGTGATTACGTAATGTGGGAGGTGGCGATATACGTAATAGGCGCATGTGCGCTGCTCCTTATATATGTATCGCAGGCGTGATATATACGTAAGGTGGTAACGTAACAAGGCGGCATGTTATGTGAGGTCGATACGTAACATGCCGCCTTCGTTATGTAACACGTCCTGCCTTAGGCCCGGAAGGCGGTGTGTTACAAAATCTACCACGCCTCGTCCTCAGGCGCCACCGGGCCCACACGTACCTCGTTGTCAACCCATGCAACGGGACACCCTCGGGGTGTAGGCTCTGCGAAAATCTTTATCTGAGGGCCGAGTTTCGCCCTAGCAGAGTCAGATTTGACCCTAAGTGGTGCTAAGCGATGCCTCCCATATTCTCATCCTGCCAATCTGCGTATCCCTGCAGTTGTAGGTAGCAGAGATTGAGAAGAATGAACAGGTCATCCGCGTCGATTCCCTCAGCAAGTCCTGTTGCGTACACCTTGTCCTGCACCTCGGAAGTGTGCGTGACGAATAGGGTTGGAAACTCCTGCATAAGGAGAAGAACCTGTGACAGAGTGTGCCTGGCATCTTCATCAGCGTTGACCTCGTGGATTTTTATCTGGTAGGCGTTCAATGTGACTCCTTAGTTAGGGGTGCCAGACATTTCTGCCTGACACCCCTAGTGGTACTTAGTGGATGCGCTTCACATCAACCTTGAAGGCGCGTGTTTTGCCGTCCTGTGCCTCACCGCAAGCAATCACCTGCGCACGATTGCTGTGAACAGCAGCAGTGAGGTCCTTATTCAGGAGCGCCTCTGCGATCTGTTTTGCGATGCCATAGGCGGTAGGTTGCCCTCCGTCATAGGAACGATCAATAGACATAGTTTTTCACCTCCTTCAGGTATTTTTGGCGTGTAGTGGCATACACACATTATAAGCGAAGGTACCACTATCTTTCAACTGCTAAATCCCCCTTCTCCGTTTTACATCTGCCTTCCCCTCATCTACAATGATCTCAGCGATGGCATCGAACACCCCTCAGACAAACGCGAGTAAGAGGAAGTACAATGAGATCATCCACGCTGCAATCGTGCAGGCAGTAAGGGATGGCAACTACAGGGGTACTGCGGCACGTCTGGTAGGGATCAACGAGAGCACACTCCGAGATTGGACGATCATCGGTCAGGAGTATAGGGATCAGGGTTTTGAACCGGCAGATGACGGGATGCGGTTTCCTGAGTATCTCCAGTTGCTCTGTGATCTTGAAGAAGCGGAGGCAGATTTCGAGCAGTCGATGGTAGGTAGGGTTGCCGCCGCGGCAAACTCAGGTGCTCCCAACACCTGGCAGGCGGCAATGACCATCTTGGAACGCAAGATGCCAGAGAAGTTCGGCAAGCGTGACGCCCTCAAGGTGTCTGGCGACGCAGAAAACCCGCTACAGGTGGAGGCGAGGCATGTCCTCGACGTTGACGAGTCCCGGGAACTTGGACGGGATTTCCTCAGAAGCATTGCTGTATCTCGCCCAGGCATCTCCAGCGGGGATGGGGTTCGTCACGAACTTACCGCAGATGCGGGAGAAGTCGAAGGCGAGGCAACTGAGATCCCCGATTGACCGCGAGGAACTCGAGAATGAAGTGTCCTCCTACGGGGTGCCGCGTCACATTGATTACCTCGATGAGATGCTGCAACTCTTCACCATCAGGAGATACCTGAAGGCGGGGTATAAGGGAATCATCGTTGAGGAACCGCCTCGTCATGGGAAGTCGGAACTATGTTCGCACTATTTCCCCTCGTGGTACCTCGGTGCCTTCCCTGACGAGCGAGTGATCCTGGCATCTTACGAGGCGGATTTCGCCGCACTCTGGGGTCGCAAGGCACGCAATACGCTGGAACGCTGGGGGAAGCGCATCTTCGGCGTTGAGGTGAATCGGCGCTCATCTGCCGCTGACAGGTGGGAGATTGAGGGTTTCCAGGGTGGCATGATTACTGCAGGCGTGGGAGGAGCGATTACCGGGCGTGGTGCCGACGTCCTCATTATTGACGATCCCGTCAAGAACGCCCAGGAGGCAAACTCGAAGGTGATCCGGGACCGCACCTGGGACTGGTATCAGTCGACCGCTCGCACGCGCCTGGAACCGCATGGCGTCATCCTCCTCATTATGACGCGCTGGCATGAAGACGACCTGGCAGGGCGGTTGCTTGACGCGATGGAGAACGATCCCCTCGCAGACAAGTTCCTGAGAGTATCGTTACCTGCGATATGCGAAAGTAAAGAGGACCCTCTCGGTCGTGAGATAGGTGCCGCCCTCTGGCCAGAACGCTATCCGCTCGAGGAACTGAAAAGGATAGAGGCAACCGTCGGCACCTACGTGTTCTCAGCGTTGTTCCAGCAGCGTCCTGCGCCAAAATCTGGCGGCATGTTCTCGCGGGACAACTTCATCGTGATCCCCTCTGCCCCTCGCAGGTTGAAAAAGCAAGTTCGCCACTGGGACTTCGCCGCAACAGATCAGCAGTATTCTGACTTCACCTCTGGCGTGAAGATGGGCCTGGATCACGAGGGTCGCATCTATATCCTCGACGTGCGCCACTTCAAAGGCACGCCACTGAAGGTGCAGCAAGTGTTCAAACAGACGGTGCGTTCGGATGGCAAGGGATGTAAGCAACAGATCGAGAAGGAGCGGGGGTCTGCGGGTACCCACGTGGTTGATACCTACTCGAGGATGATGCGAGGATATGACGTGAAGGGTAAGTTGCCGACAGGCGACAAGGAAGTACGCGCAGGACCTTTCTCTGCTGCCGTTGAGCGTCACGACGTTTACCTGGTCGAAGCACCTTGGAATGAAGAATATCTTCAGGAGCATGAGTCGTTCCCCTATGGGAAGAACGACGACCAGGTGGATGCGTCGTCTGGTGCATACGAGGCACTTGCATCGCGGCGAGGAGGCCTTGTTTCCTGGTAAATGGCGGTGGATTATCATCCTGATTTCTGCCATTTTCTTGTTCTTCTTCGTGACGATCCTGCCGGTACCTCGATTACGCCCACACCTGCCGATAGACAATGGTTCTCTGTGTACCTCAGTTGACCGCTTGTGTGTTTCAGCGGTTGCCTACGACGCAGAGATCGCCCTCAAGAACCAGGTAGAGATTCTCATGTGCAAGGGGCGCCGCGATGTTGTGCTGTGCTTTGACCCCTATGCCTCGTTGAGGTACCGAAGGATGTACGTTATCTCAGTAAATCACGGATGTAGCAGTGGTCATTGCATCCGTGCGATAAGGTCTACCGCGTATAACGGGCGCTAACGGGTTCCTAACCGCACCTCCATGCTATCCCCTTCACTGCGTATCACCTTGCAGACACACATGCACGTGTGTATGCTGAAACGAGATGCCCGAAGTCGGACAGACGATCCTCAATGTTGACCAGGTGGGGTTCCAGCGCCTTCCTGACGTGCAGGCACTCGATAACCTCGGGGTGCCTGTCTTGGGGAAACAGACCCACCACTACGCGATTCTACTTGAGGATTCAGTCAACAACCGAATCTGGGTGGTTCCGATTGAGGACAACGTGCGGAAGTTGCTGATCGAGAACATGCGCAGGGCACCTCTCGAGGTCAACGGCCTTGCCACGTAGCGACCTCGACTGGGCAATCCGGCAGTTCAAGGGCAACGACCGCATGGGCACCTATGCTCTGCGGTGTGCCTACTACGACGGAAACCACCGTCTTGCCTTCGCAACTGACAAGTTCCGAAATGCCTTCGGTCACCTGTTCAAGGAAGTTGCCGACAACCTCTGTCCTACGGTAGTTGACGCAGTTGCAGATCGCATGGTGATCTTGGGGTTCTCGTCCAACCATGCCAAGGTTACCATTGAACCTGTGCCTATGCCGCCACCGGATCCCAACGCGCCGAAACCAGGTCCCCAACCTGACGGAACCGTTGTGCCTCCGCCAGTACAGAAGATGCGCGCCGTCACGGATGACCCCCTGGCGAAGTCGGCATGGGACCTCTGGGAGGCAATGGAACTTGACACGGTTGCAGGGGAACTGCATTCTGAGATGCTGAAGGCAGGGGACTCCTACGCGATTGTCTGGTACGACCTCAACATGAACGTCCGCGTGTATGCGCAGCAGGCAGAACAGATGGCGGTCATGTATCACCCAGACGATGATCGCCTCATCACGAAGGCAGTCAAGTTCTGGCAGGATGAGGGTACGCAGAAGTTGCGCCTCAACTTGTACTACCCAGACGTGATCGAGAAGTACGTGACGATCAACCCAGTGAAGGCGAACGTCACCTACGGCCTCGGGGATAGCGCCAACATCAAGGCGGATTCTTTCATCCTCTACGACTCGCCGGTACCTAATCGTTTCGGCAAGGTGCCTGTCTTCCACTTCATCAACAAGCGGCAGGCACGTAAGGGGTCGTCCGAGTTGGATGACGTGATCCCCCTTCAGGACGCGCTCAACAAGGCAGTATGCGATATGCTGGTGGCGATGGAGTTTCAGGCGTATCGCCAGCGTTGGGCAACCGGGATCGAGGTTGAGATTGACGAGGTTACCGGCAAACCCATCAATCCGCCCTTCAACGTCGGCGCAGATCGCATGCTCACGTCTGGTAACGAGAGCACGAAGTTTGGCGACTTCTCGCAGGCGGACCTAGGTCAGTTCACGGGAGTGCAAGACAACCTTCGTCACGAGATCGCACGTGTTTCTGGCACTCCTCTGCACTACTTCTTCATGACCAACCGTGACTTCCCCTCTGGTGAGGCACTGAAGTCAGCAGAGGTGCGGTTCACGAAGAAGGTCAAGGATCGGATTGCTGCTGCTGAGGACGTGTGGGAGAACATCATGGAGTTCGCCCTCACCCTGGACGGGCAGTCGGTGCCGGATGACCTTGATCTTGATCCGACTTGGGCAACTGAGACCTCCCGCTCCGACTCTGAGTTGATGGATGTGCTCCTCAAGAAGAAGGCGATGGGGGTGTCGCAGACCCAGTTGCTCAAGGAAGCAGGGTACGATGATGACCAGATAGCGGCAATCCTCGAGGAAACGGCGGCAAATCAACCGATAGGACTCCCGCAGAAGGTGAATCTCAACCCAGACACCAACCCACAGGGTGGTGGAGGTGTCGTCGCACCGCCATCTGGGCGCACGTCAGAGACAGCAACAGGAGCAGCGCAGTTGACGAGGTCGCAATCGGGACAGCGACCGCTTTCAGGAGGTAATGACTGATGCCAGCACAGTCACGCAAGCAGCAGAAGTTCCTTTATCACAAGTTTGGAGCGGCATGGGTGCGCAGGCACCACTTCAATCACCTTGCTGCCGGAGGAAAGCGCAAGTGAAGGGGTTTCTTGACCGCTTTGCGCGGCATAATGCTCCTTTCTTTGTGCACTTCTTTCAGAAACTGATCGAAGAACTCCAACACCTGTTCCCAGGATCGCCTATCATGGCGACGCCTGTAATCTTCAACTACGAAGGAGTAAGTCACATGGGCGCAGTTTCAGTAGATGCCACAGACAATGCCGATATCTCGGCAACTGTCACCTTCCTCGACGCGGAGGGCAACATTGCCACCGTCGATGAGGTGCCGTCCTGGGCATCGGACAACGAGGACACCGCAACTGTCACGGCAGATGACGACGGCATGACAGCACACGTGACGCCTGGCAATCCTGGCGCCGCTGTCATCTCGGTCACCGTCGCAGGTGCGGATGGGGACATCGTGTCTCAGGGCACCGTCACCGTGATTGCTGGCAAGGCAGTCACCGGCGACGTCGAGTTCTCTGAGGCATCCCCCGAGGTCAACCCGCTGTAGTTGACAGCGAGAGGAGTTAGTAGGTAACATGCCAGGTATCAACGACGACAACGCCCTGTTCTACCGGCGTCGAAGTCCTCTTCCTGACTTCCTCCTGCCACTGTCTGTTCGTTTCCGGACGGAAGGTGGCGAGGAAGGTGGGGAGGGTGGCGAAGGCAATGGCGGGGAAGGTGGCGGTTCGTCGGGCGCCCAGGGTGGCGGAGAAGGATCTGGAACCCAAGGTGGATCCGGCGAACCAGCAACCCTGTCTGTCGAGGACGCACGGAAGGTTCGTTCTGAGAACCGCAACTTGAGGCAACGTCTCAAGGAAGCAGAAACAGAACGTGACACCTTGAAGCAGGGGACGCAGTCGGACATCGAGAAGGCGACGGGACAAGTGGAATCGCTGTCGAAGACGAACGAGACGCTCATGGCGCAGAACCAGAACCTGCGTGCCCAGGTGGCAGCGTCACGCGTGGGGATCATTGATCCCGAGATAGCGGCATCCTTGGTCGACTGGAACGATGCTGACACAGATGACTCGCTTGACAAGCAGATGAAGGCGATTCTGAAGGCGCGTCCCTATCTTGCCGGTAATGTTGCCGGTGGGGCGGATGGTGGTGCAGGAACTGACAGAAGCAGTGGTGGACGTGCAGGTGGCAAAGAAGGTGCCACAGACATGAACACTATGCTCCGGCGTGCGGCAGGGGTAATCGAGTA